GTTTTTTTACCACCAGCTTTTAAACTCACACCTAAAAATTTATTATCCCTATACTGAATAAACATATCGCCTGGATGACTACTAGGAACACCTTTAGGTTTTGCTCTATAACCCCAATAAACATTTTTAATTGGTTTATCATTACTTGAGTCATTTAAATATTTTGTTATACCTATAGCATTTTGCATCTTCTCTTGAAATTTAGATGAGGACTCTGCTTTGTTGATTGTTTCTTTTGCAGCTTTCATATCTTTAGAATTAACACAAGTTAAATTATCAACATTCACTGAGATTAAATAACTCATAAAGTCTTCTGGACTTTTTGGTGAGTATCTTGTTTCAAATGCAATACAAGGAAATAATTCTGTGATACTTGAATTGAGAGTGGTTTCTTGCATACCACCAGAAAGTGGTTTAACTTCTATTCTAAAACTTTGACCATCATGTGTTCCATCTACAGGGTCAACACTAGATGCAGAACTACCTATTGATGCAACAACACCAGCTTGTTTTAATCTTCTTAGGATTTCATCTCTATCATTATCTCTATCACCAGATTTTACTGTTATGACTGTTCTTTTAGATGAACTCTTTTTAGTGTTTACTTCGTGTGTGAATCCATCAAAAACCTCTGATGGAAGTTCAACTTGTTCTGTTAAGAAATCTTGAACTTTCTCTACTGGTGGTGTGTAAGTTTCGTTTCGTGGTCTGAGTTGTTTTACAAACTGTCTCATTCAATGCTCCCATGTGTTAATCATATATTTATAATATAGGAGAGATGCAGTATTGTCAAACCTTGATGTCAGAATAGTCCTTCAGTCGTGAACCAAATGAACTCTTATCAAACACAGGAACATCATCTTGATTAGAATCGGTTAACTCATTAGGTGAATTTTCAACGTCACTCAATTTCATCTTAGAACGGTCAATACCAACAACGAATCTTCTATTAGTGTTTGGATCACCATATCTATTTTTTAGTTGTTTGATTGCAACTTGATTTACTTTGTCAAGTTCCTCTGATGAAGTGATTGCAAACATAAAATCAGCTGTGGCAGGCAACCCAAAACTTTCCGAAGTATCCTCAAGACCAATATCCGTAGAAGTGAAGCCTGAACGAGTGGTTTGTGTAGCAGACATAATAGGTACATTAGTTTCAACTGCAAGACCTCGCAACTCCTCTGCAATCGCTTTGATATAAAAATAACTACCGACATTTGCATTTCCTTTGAACCTTGATGATGAACAAATATTTAGATAGTCGATAAACAGTATGTCTGGTTTGAATGACTTCTTGATTGCAAGTTCTTTGAGTAGTCCTCGAAAGTGACCAGAGTGTGCAGATGCAGTTGGATATTCCTTGACAATCAGTTTACCCCCTGTGTTCTTTTGTATCTGTGCAATCTTATCCTCAAACATTTTCTTAGGTAGACTATGTAAATCTTCCATAGAGATGTTCATCAGGTTTGCATCAATACGTTCTGCAATACGTTCCTCTGCCATCTCAAGTGTGACGTACAAAACATTCTTACCTTGAGACAAACAGTTTGCAGCCATGTGACACATGAACAATGATTTACCAACACCTGTACCAGCGAGTGCAACATTGAGTGTCTTTGGTGGTAGACCACCCTTTGTGATTCGATTGAAATACTCTAAGTCAAATGGTATACGTTTCTCTACTTTATGGTAGTAAGAATACCTATCGTCTGAATCCAAAAGATAATCATGACCGACACTATCATCAAAAGAAACACCCAAGGCATCCGTGAGAATATCTGGAATTGCATCAGGAGTTCTCTTCTTATCCTTTCCATCAATGATTGAAATACCTTCAACAATCGCATTGTATATCGCCTTATCTTTACAAAACTTTTCAGTCGTGTCTACTAACCAATCAAAGTCAACCTTTGCAGGGTTAAGTGACTTGATGATCTGAACAATCTTATCGTGTTCGACATCGGTTAAATCTTTTCTTTCTCCCACCTCAATCTCAAGTGAAACCTGTGTGGGTATCTTCTTATACTTCTCTGTAAATTTAGAAATCTCCTCAAAGATGATTCGTTCTTCTCTTACGTCAAAGTAACTTTCCTTTATAAACGGTAATACCTTTCTTGCATAGTCCTCGTTATTCAGTAGCTGTGTGAGTGTCGTTTTCTCTATCGTTTCCATAGTCATCCTGTCTATCAATAATGTCTACCAGTATATCCCCTATGAGGTTTGTCCAATCCTCTCCGAACTTTTCTTTCGGTATCAGGTTATTATCTAGTATATCAAATTCAAACCGAAAAGGCAAGTCTCCCTTCTCGGTTTCTTCTCCTATGGATACTTTTCCATATTTGTAAACAACTCCATGAAACTTACCCTTCGTGATTCCTATGAGTTGCATCTCCTCGTCACGATTAGTAACGTATGTGTAGAAGTCTCTGATATTACTCTCAGGATTTTCAACGGGCTTTTCGCCTATAACCATTATGAGAAAATCCTGTTAGTTGGTATTGGTAACTCCC